ACGAAAAATCTGCACCCCCCCATAGCAAATATTGCCACCAAACAAGATGTAATTAAACTAGATACAAAAGAACTAAATAAAAATACTAAAAAAGAATATTCTGAAGAGTTTAGTTTATTTTGGCTAACCTACCAAACTATTAATAAAAAAGCTTCGGGGCAAAATAAACCTAAAGCATGGGCCGAATATAAAAAAGCATTAAAACACCGTAATAGTGATTATTTATTAAAAGCTTTAAAAAAAGCAAAAATAGACCAAAATAAAACCGAACAGCAAGGAGGTTTCGCAGCTTGTTTTCCAAACGCGTTTCGATGGTTACGCGATCAAAGTTATGAAGGCTTAATAAACGAGGTGGCAACTAATAAACAAAACGCTACACTTAGTAAACCTTCGGAAGAGATTCCGAGCGGCTGTCCTTTTTAACTCCCCGCTATGACTTTTAGTTACCGTAGAAAATCACCCGACCGCGATACTACTTTTTATATTCCCAAAGTAGAATGTTTTGCTTGTAATGATTCCGGTATAGTTACTAACGGCGATAATTTTATTAATAAATTTATACCGGATTACGATAGAGGGCCTAACGGGGAAATTAGGGGCGGGCAAGATTTAGCTATTATTTGTCATTGTAAAGCCGCTTATGGCACCGATGAAAAGACCGGTTATAGAGAAAATAACGGTCAAATTAGGGAGGTACAAAATATTTATGGCGTTTATCAAGCTTTAGGTTGTTCTTTAGAAAAAGATAAAGTCCGTACTATACATTTAGAAAGAAAAAAAGGTTGGGAACAAACCGCTAAAGATATAAACGAAATAAGAAATAAAAGAGCTAAAGGGGAAAAAGTTGATAGTCCCTATTACATTCAAGTCGTGAAAGAAGAATTAGGTAATATAAGTAATATGTTTAATTTTCCTAGATGACCAAACTAAACGATTTAAAAAGCGATCATAAAAACGCTAGAAAAAGAACTGACAGGTCCGCTACCTTAATAAAAAATTCTTTAGAAAAGTTTGGGGCCGCACGTTCGATAGTTATCGACGAAGAAAATAGGATATTAGCCGGTAACGGTACTGTAGAAGGGGCTAAAAAAGCCGGACTTAGTAACGTTAGGGTTATCGAAACCGATGGTAATGAAATTATTGCCGTAAAAAGAACAGGTCTTTCAGAAGATGAAAAAGTTGGTTTAGCTTTAGCCGATAACCGTTCTAGCGATTTATCCGAGTGGGATAACGATATGTTGCAACAACTATCAGAAGAACACGATATAAGCGATTGGTTTAATATTAAAGAGCTAAACGACTTAGTAGAGGTAGAAGAAAAACCTAAACAAACCGGTATTTTAGCCGAACGTTTTGGTATTCCTCCCTTTAGTGTTTTAAATGCTCGTGAAGGTTGGTGGCAAAAACGTAAAAAGTCTTGGTTAGAACTTGGGATACAATCTGAAATAGGTCGCGACGATGAGCTTACTTACTCTATAAGTAAAGGCGATGTTGGTAAAAGAATAGTAAAAGCTGGAGGAGCAACATCTATATTTGACCCCGTATTAGCCGAGTTAGTTTATAAATGGTTTAGTAATGAGGATTCATTAATCTTAGACCCGTTTGCGGGCGGTAGTGTAAGAGGTGTAGTAGCCGGTTTATTAGATAGAAAATACTTTGGAATAGACTTAAGAAAAGAACAAATAGACGCTAATTACCTACAAAAAACATCATTATGCCCCGAAAAAGACGTAAGTTGGGCCGTAGATGATGCTTTAAATGTTTCTAATTACTTTGATAATGAGGTAAAAGCAGACCTTATTTTTAGTTGTCCTCCTTACGCTGATTTAGAAAAATATAGTAATGATCCTAGAGATTTAAGTGCTATGACTTACGAAAACTTTAAAAAAACCTATAGAACTATTATTGCTAACGCCTATAAAAACCTAAAAGATAATCGTTTTGCTAGTTTTTTAGTAGGAGAGGTAAGGGATAAACACGGTCGCTATTATAATTTTGTAGCCGATACTATAAACGCCTTTATAGACGCAGGCTTTACTTACTACAACGAAATAATATTAGTAACGTGCGTCGGAAGTTTACCTTTACGTTGCGGTAACGGTTTTAAAAAGTCTCGTAAACTAGGAAAAACTCACCAAAATTTATTAGTTTTTGTAAAAGGCGACCCCGTTAAGGCAACTGAGTACTGTGGCACCTGTGAGTTTGCAGACCCCGAAGAGTTTAACGACGACTTAGGCGAGGTTTTAAAATGACCGTTAAAGAAAAAATAGAAGCCGCTACTAAACGTATTAAAGAATTAGAGTCACTTATAAAATATTGGTCTAAAAAATGATAGCCGACCCCGTAGTAGAAAAAATAGACGGTATTTTTGTAGTGAGAGACGATTTTATTAAAGGTGGTACTAAACGTTGTTTTGCAGATAAATTAATCTACGGTTTTGACGAGGTAGTTTACGCTTCGCCCGTTTACGGTGGTGCACAAATAGCTTTGGCTTACGCCGCTAAAGAACTTAATATAAATTGCACTATTTTTTGTGCTAAAAGAAAAGACCCGCACCCCCGTACTTTAGAAGCTCATAACGCCGGAGCTAAAATAGTACAAGTTCCCGCCGGATATTTATCTAACGTAAAAGCTAAAGCTAAAACTTATTGCGAAAGAACCGGTGCATATTTATTACCTTTTGGGTTAGAAACTCAACTAGCTAATCAAGCTATAGAAGCTAGAGCTAAAATAGTACAAAGTTTTATAGGCGAGGAGTTAGATCAAGTTTGGAGCGTTGCCGGTTCCGGTGTACTTATAAGAGGTTTAAATAAAGGTTTAAAAAGTAAATCTTTTAACGTGGTTCAAATAGGCCGTAAATTAACTAAAAGTGACGTTGCTAGTTCTAATATTTTTATACACCCGCTTGACTTTAGCCAAGATTCTAAAGTAAACCCTCCTTTTCCTAGTTGTAGTAATTACGACGCAAAAGCTTGGGAGTATGTAAAGGAATACGGCAACTCAAAAACTTTATTTTGGAATGTAATGAAATAAATACGCTACCCTATTAATAAATATAATTTTTATTTTGTCCGCTAATAGAATTACACAGGCAGAAACAGAGTTAAGAGTAGCGAGGTGTGCAAGGATAATTGCCAACGGTGGAAGGCGTTCGGATTGTATTCGATTTGGGGCGGAGAACTGGGGGGTCGGAGAAAGAACGATAGATCGCTATCTAATGAAGGCTAGAGAGCAAATAAAGGCTGATTGGGATATAGAACGACCCCAAATGGTTGCTGATCTTCTGGCCCAATGTAGCACCTTACAAATGGAAGCTAGAAGGAGCGGGCAGTATCACATCGCTTTAGGTGCTATAAATACGGCGGCAAAATTAGCCTCTCTTTGTTCATGAGTATTTTAGAAACCGTAAAGCAAGGGCATATATTACACGGCGAAGGATTATTCGAATTACCAAGCATTAAAGAGGTGCAAGCAAAAGTTAATAAGGACCTTTTACCACACCAAGAAAAGTTTTGCTCCGACACTAAACACCGTAAATTAGCTCTCGTATGTGGTTTTGGTGCCGGTAAAACTTATGCGTTAGTTAGTAAAAGTATAATATTAGCTTCGATGAATGTCGGCTGTATTAGTGCAATATTCGAGCCTACGGCTCCTATGTTACGAGACATTCTTATGCGTACTATGAATGAATTACTAGAAGAGTGGGAAATACCTTTTACTTTTAGAGCTAGTCCACTTCCGGAGTACCAACTTCAATTTAAAGAAGGCATTCATACGATTTTATTGCGTACTATTTTGACTTATCAAAGATTACGAGGACAAAATTTATGTGCGGTAGGTTTCGACGAAGCCGATACGGTTAACAAACGTGACGCGGAGCAAGCAATGAATATGGCGTTAGCTAGACTAAGATCAGGTAAGGTTCAACAGTTTTACGCTACTACTACTCCCGAAGGTCATTCGTGGGCGTTCGACACTTTCGAAAAAAATGCTAAAGCCGATACGCGGCTTATAAAAGCAAAGTCGACCGATAATCCATTTTTGCCCGAAGGATTTGTTGATTCTTTACTAGAAAATTATCCTCCCCAACTAATACAGGC